CGCTCCACTACCTTACCAGTAGCAGCTTCTGTCTAAAAATTGCCAACCATTGGAAGGAGCTGGGACCTCTATACGATGGTAGCAAACTATAGACACCCGATAGGGGACAGCTGACTGGTAACCAGCTTACTCTTGACGGTCGTGGAGGTTGCCTGTCAGGGGCTCAGTCCGGTGTTTACCAAAACTACTGGGTCCCACTGATCCTCTGAACATGTAACTGTTACCTATAACCTAAACTATTCCTAAACAACCTTTGTATCCGTGAGCTGGACTCTACTTGGTGGTCACTGTGTGAAAACATCTCGTGGTATGACTCGTCTGAGTGCCGGCGGACCATAAATAGCCAGGGCAAGTCTTGCTCTCGCCGGCACACCATATAATCTCAAACATTTATCCTCAATATCATTAGTAGTTCCTGTTATACCCATGCTCGTATCACTAGGGCTACTGTGCGGATTCTGGTAGCCTTAACTAGGAAGGTGCATGATTATGGCCTCTAATAGGAACTTGGCTCAAGGGTAGCCATCCTAAACCTACAAATGTTATACTAGCCAACTATTAACCTAGTTATGCTAAGGTCCTTCTCGGTAGGATCATCAATATTCTTATTGTTGACAAACAATACAACCGTATGCCTCGGAGCATGCAGGGGTAGCAGGCAATACCTCTAAATATAAGTACCTGATTAACAGCAGAAGGCAACCTGGTCCCTTATTCTGGACAAAGGGAAAAGTACCCAATAGGGAAGTTCCAAATTGGATCGCGGCTGAGGAAGACCCAAGTCGAAACGGGACAGTCGGTCTGTGAGGCCCGGTAAGTTCTTGTGAGTTCGCAGTTTAGCGGATCCGGCCTAAGTGGAAAGTATAAGCAAGGGTGCCCCTTTTGGACCGTAAACAGGCCGTTCACGGATTTATAGAAGTAACCGAAGAGGAAAAGAAAACTACAAAACAATGTTCCTATCACAACAAGTTGGTTTCAAAGCCAATGGTGTTGAACCTAGGAAGATCTCTAAGTTCAATCTGGAAAACTTATTCTCGGTCATATTGAACCTGATTAACCTGTCAACTGTTCCATACAAGAGTGAACTAACCGGTGCGGCTGGACTACTCTTTAATAGAATACAGATAGGTTTCATGGATAATCCTGTTGATCTAATCTCTCACCTTAAGATGTCAAGAGCTTGGTACATCTCAGCTATTAGAGGTGGGCCTCGGTCGTCTACCGGGTTTCCGCCGAAGGCTTGGTCATTTGATAAAGACTGTCCATTCCTCCTCGAGGCAGTAATGCCCGTCTTGGATAAACATACAAAGACTTTGTCATTGACTGAACTTCTGTTCTTCCATAGAATAATCTTTGCTCTACTTTCCTCAGATAGAGTCATTGTGATACCCACTAAACCGGATTTCACTTCGATCACTGCTAAGGCTAAGATGACTAAGGACGTTTCTAAGGACAACCAAATCAAAATGGGTGAGATACAGGCTGCTTGTGATTCATTAGGTATTAAACCGGAGGATTTCAAAGAGTCTTACGAACACCACGTGGCTGGATTCCATTACGAAGTACTTACATCTGCAGGGCCGAACGGTCAGTCGACATGGACGGCTCACTCAGATGTTAGAGCTTGGTCAAAAGTACCGGAATTATTTTCGCAGTTTAAGGTATTCTTACAGGAATCTGGTCTTACTTTCATGCTCGATGACATGGAGGGAACCTTGAGATTGCCTGAAACAGATATACAAGCACAACGGTTTCCTTACCTTGGTCGTCTGTCTACGATAGAAGAATGGGGTGGTAAGGCAAGAATCGTTGCTGCATTGGACTATTGGACACAAATGGCCCTCACGCCCCTACATAACACTATTAACTCATTTTTGAAAGAGCTTCCGATGGATGGTTCATTCAACCAAGATGCAATAGTTCGGAGAGTTAAAGAGTGGACTTCTTCTGATACTTTACCCCTCAACTGTTATGATTTAACCGCTGCAACTGATCGGATTCCAGTAACTCTTCAGGATCAAATCTTGTCATACCTAATGGGGTCTACTTCTTTTGGTAGTGCTTGGAGACGTATCTTAACTGAGAGGGATTATCTAACCCAAGATGGCTGGTTATTACATTACGCTGTGGGTCAGCCAATGGGTGCGAGATCTTCATTCCCTATGTTGGCATTAGTTCATCATGTAATTATACAAGTTGCGGCTAACAGGGCAAAGATGGAGAACTTCAACTCGTATGGTATCATAGGAGATGATTGTGCTATCACTAATAATGATGTTTGCTCAAACTACCGTTTGATCATGGCTTCTCACGGTGTGGCGATAAACTTTAACAAGTCTATCGAACACATACAAGGAGCTAAACCGGCCGCTGAGATCTGTAAGTTGGTCTTCGTGGAGGGTCACCAGATCTCAACGATACCGGTTAAACTCATTTGTAAAACAATTAGGGATGGTAAGTTAGCAACACAATTGCAAAACGAAATGGTCAGACGTGGTTATGACTTGAGTAATAAAGCATTCTGGCAGTTTATGGCTACCATCCTTGATAAAGAATCACTCTCTTATCATATCAAACTGAACCTAATGCCTAAGAGTGTTTCCGGCCTGACGGAGCAGGTGAGTGTACCAGGATTCGAGAAATCAGACCCTTCTTCTTGGTTCGCAGGGATCACTCTGACATCAGGTGATGTAGAACAAGTCTACACTTGGACGGTGGCTACCGAGTCTCTAAAAAGACTCGATGGCTTATTGCGTTCGTCACTTTCGATCGCTAACCTAATAGCTCTGAAAGCGGGTCAGAATGACCCTGCATTTGAAGGTTCTCTTCTATCAGAGTTACGTACAGAGGTCAAAGCTTCGGCGGACTTGGAGGTTCCTGAGGCCTCAGCAGCCTTAGATTCTCTCCCTGTCTTAAACAGCTTCCATCCTCTCGTACAGGCATCGGAATACGAAGCACGTCGTCTCGCGGATGATCTCTTCTTGTTGGCCTCTGCTGACAAGGCGATGGTGGATCGAGCAAGGGGTGGCCTTATGGATCGTTTCCGGAACGCACTCACTGATATCTGGACTGGGCGTAACCTTCTAAGTGAGGCACAGGATAGATCGCTATTAGTTAAGGTCCTACGAAACCTTGAGAATATCACTGTTATCAGGGAGTCTAATATCCTCGAGTAC